TACTACTAGCACTTTATGGGGTCATTTCTTGAAAGGTGACGGTGCAAGCGCTACGGCAGGATCTCGCTCATCTACAAATATAGAAATGATCCAATCTTCAGGCGCTACAAGTACGGTAGGGGTATTTGGCGTAGCGGTAATAGATTTATTAGATTATCAAAATACTAATAAAAATAAGACTTTTCGATCTCTTACCGGAGTCGATCAGAACGGATCTACTGGGGAAATTAGGTTGATGTCTGGCAGTTATGGCGCTAATACAAATGCTATTGACACTATAAGATTTTACTCCGCTTTTGCCAATATCTCTCGGTACTCATCATTCGCACTCTATGGAATTAAGGGGTAAAAGATGCCAGCAACTTACGAACCCATAGCAACTCAGACACTTGGCAGCAATGCAACAAACGTCACGTTTTCTAGCATTCCTGGCACATACACCGACTTACGATTTGTAATGAGTCCTGCTTCATCAAGTGGAACTAACGGTATCCGTATGCGAGTTGGAAATAGCACTTTAGATACTGGCTCTAATTATTCTGGCACGTATCTGGACGGCAACGGTAGCACTGCTGCATCTTTTAGAGATACTTCAAACACACAATTTCAACTGTCATATCGTTTAGCCATAGATACAACGTTAGTGCAGAATTACACGATAGATTTTCTAAACTATTCAAATACAACTACATATAAAACAATGCTTGTCAGATATAATAGCGCTGCAGCTGCAGCAGGTACTGCTGTTTTATTATGGAGAAGCACATTGGCAATTACTACATTCAGTTTTAATATTAATAGCTTTGGTTCATCCACTGGTGATTTTATTACAGGTTCAACCTTCACCCTATACGGAATAAAATCAACCTGATGAATACAATTAGAAAGGCGGCCTAATGCCTACATATACTCAAATCGGATCAGCCGTCGTCGTTGGAAGCGGTGGTCAGGCTTCGATTTCTTTCACCGCCATACCTGCAACATTTACCGATTTAATTCTAAAAATATCAGCGAGAACACTCTCTGCCGGAAGCGATAACTTTGATGGTCTTGAAATGAAATTCAATAGTTCCACAACTGGATACACACGCCGCCTTTTATATGCATATAACGGTTCACCTGGTAGTACAACTTCTACTGATAGCCGTTGGAGTTTCGGCAATTCCAATACATCAACTGGATCTACTTTTTCAAATACAGAGATTTATATTCCTAATTATAGTGCAACCCAAAACAAAAGCGTATCGACAGAAAGCGCACTAGAAAACAATTCTGCAAGTGTTTTTTCAATATTTGTAGGTGCCGGACTTTCCACAAATACGGCTGCAATAACCAGCATCACAATAACACCAGAGAGCGCAACAAACTTCGTCCAACATTCAACCGCCTATCTATATGGAGTATCAAATGCCTAAACCAACACGAATCGAAGTCAACTGCACCACCGGCGAAGTCTTGGAGATCGAGCTGACGGATGCAGAGATCGCCCAGATGGAGATAGACCGCGCAGCATTGGCAGCTCGCAAGGCCGAAGAAGAAGCCGAAGCACAGGCGAAGGCAGAAGCCAAAGCCTCAGCCCAGGCCAAACTTGCAGCTCTTGGCCTGACAGAAGACGAGATCGCCGCCCTATAAATGGGATACCAAGAAGGCGATTGCACTCGGGAACCAACCCGGACGATTGACGACGCCGTCGACGAAGTAGAAGCATCGGGGATCCAGAAGAAACCAGGAGAGATCAATGGGAATCAGTACCCGGCAAGTCACCGTAACCACAGCAGCAACGGCCCTCGTTGACGCGACGGCAGAAGCCGAAATGGTCTATTTGCACAGCGTAAGCGGAACTTGCTTCTTAGGAAACAGCGACGTCACCACCAGCACCGGATACCGCATGGATAACGGCGACAAGCTCACGATCGAGAACAAGGCAAACGGAATCTGGGCAATTACCAGCTCGGGAACCGTCACGATGCAAGTGATGGCGATCGGTAAATGACCGCGCAGGATTACGCAGCCCTGACGGTTTCACTTCTTACGATCGGCGGAGCGTTTATCGCGATGACCAGATGGCTCGTCAAGCATTACCTTGCAGAATTGAAACCAAATGGGGGCAGCTCAGTCAGCGACAGAATTTCGAGAGTGGAAACCAGAGTAGATGAAATTTATAGCCTGCTTCTTAACGACAGCGCTCGTCGCAAGCCTTAGCGGATGCGGATACCAGGGATGGGTTCGATATCCATGCCAGCAATATGAGAATTGGCAGAAACCAGAGTGCCAGCCACCGCAATGTGAAGCGATCGGCCAATGCACGAAAGACCTTCTCCCAGAAGTGGATACCCAGAATGGCTAGGAAGCGTTTCACGCCCGAAGAACTTCACGCACGCCTGATCGTAACGATCGGCGTTATCCTGGCGATTGTTTTCGCCGGATCCGTTTTCAGCCTTCTATACGCCTTGCTTTTCATTACGCAGCCGATGGCGCAGGCCCCAAACGATGCCGCATTTATCGATCTAGTTTCCACATTGTGCGTCTTTCTGACCGGCACGCTTGCAGGAATACTGAGTGCCAATGGGCTAAAATCTAAACCGAAGCAGCAGCAAGAAGGGGAAGCCAGTGAACCAACTCAATAAGTTTCTCGAAGTAGCGCAAGCAGAACTGGGCTACATCGAAGGGCCAGCAGATAACGAAACAAAATACCAGAAGCCAAAGCAAGCCTGGTGCGGAGCATTCGTAAACTGGTGCGCAAAGCAAGCCGGAATCAAGATCCCAAACTGCACATACACGCCAGCAGGAGCAACAGCATTCATGGACAAGAACGCCTGGACACTTGCAGAGCAAGCAGAACCACAGCCAGGAGATATCGTCTTCTTTGACTTTCCCGGCGACGCGCTCGATCGCATTTCACACGTTGGAATCGTGATCAGCAATAACGGCAACGGCACAGTAACCACAGTAGAAGGCAACACCAGCCCGGACAAGAAGGGCGACCAGCGCAACGGCGGCGAAGTCTGCAAGAAGATACGCGCATACAAGAAGAAGAATCGCGGCAAGGTTCAACCATCTCTGCCAGTATTTATCGTAGGATTTGGACGCCCTAAATTTAAGGAGATCGCAAATGGATAAGAAGCAGCTCGAAGCAATTGCAATGACCTACCTGCGAGCAGGAGCAGCAGCAGTCGCAGCACTTTATATGGCAGATCCGAACCGCCCACTCAAGGAATACCTTGCAGCAGGAATCGCAGCAGTCGCTGGCCCACTCTTAAAGGCCATCGATCCAAGAGCAACCGAATTCGGACGCGGAGCAAAGTAGTCGATGAATCGGGGGGATATTCTTCAAGAAGCAGCTCGACTCACAGCCAAAGACCGCCAGCAAACATATGGCGATCCAAAGACCAACCATTCCAGAATCGCAGATTTATGGACGACATATCTGGAGCACGAAATAACCCCACAGCAAGTGGCGATATGCATGGCGCTAGTTAAGATCGCCCGATTGATGGAAACAGAAACCCTGGACTCATTCGTAGATTTAGCGGCATACGCCAGCATCGCCGGCGAGATTGCGACAGACAAATGAACGAAATGATTATCCTCGTACCAACTAGAGGACGCCCACGCAACGCAGTCGAACTATTGGCAGAGCACGATCGACTTTCCACGCATTCAGACATTCTCTTCGTTATTGACGCAAACGACCCAGAGCACGATGCCTACGAATACGAAGTAGGCGCAGACAAGTGCATGACAATCGAGAACGAAACCCGGGGCATGGCTTACCCAATTAACAAGGCAGCGAGCGCGATCGCAAAGAAGGGCGAATATAAATACTTCGCCTTCCTCGGCGATGACCACCGCCCACGCACAGCCGGGTGGGATGAACTTCTTATCCAGGCGATGCAGAAGCGGCCGTCAATGGCCTACGGCAACGACTTGCTGCAAGGGGAACGACTTCCAACCATGATCGCGATGACCAGCGACATCGTCAAAGCCCTTGACGGAATGGTTCCGCCAAAGATGAAGCATTTATACCTTGATAATTTCTGGAAGAAACTAGGCGAAGATTTAGGAGCACTGACTTATCTCGATCACGTTATCGTTGAGCACATGCACCCGATAGCAGGCAAAGCGGAATGGGATGAGGGATACAAGGAAGTCAACGCGACAGAAATATATTCATTCGACGCGCTCGCTTTCCAGAACTACATTCAGAGCGAAGCCTACGAATTGCTAAAGCGCAAACTAAGGCCATGAAGCAGCTCATCGCGTACTCTTTATACGGCAGCGAAGAGCG